CGTTGGCGAGCTTTTGATGTGCCGTGAAATCGCGCGAGCCGTCCGGCTGAATCGCGCTACTAGCTTTCGTGGCATCGATCCATGCCGTGTTAGCCGCGTTGCGCAGTTTCATCCGGCCGTCGGGGTAGCCCGGGTCGCTCGTGTCGAGCCACAGCATCCCCGCGAATACGGCCGGGGGCTCGGTGCCGCCACTGTTGCCCGTATTCTGCGCGTTAAAAAAACGATTGAGCCTGTCGGCCAGTTCGGTCCCGCTCGTGGTAGTGGGATCAATCGGGAAATCACTTGCAAGATTCTGAGCCATAGAACCCCCTTAAATTGGCGCGGGCCGCTCGCGGCCGTATCCGCGTGAAATCCAATCGATGCGGCCCGCCTCGGGCGCGCCATCGATGGCGTTAATCAGTTGCACGTGGAACCCTTGCCGCGAGCGGGCAGTAACGTTTGCGATGAGCGGGTCAACAGATCCGTCAATTGACACCGCCACAGCGGGAACATTGCGGAAAGATGGGTCGTAAACAATGTCGGCCCCCGCAACGGGAATCGAGACGTCATAAACGGAATCGATGCGATCCGGCATATCGATTTCGATCAGGCCGTCAGACACCACGGGCCGCACATCAGGCGAGTACGACCGCAGTTGGATACGGAATTGGAAAAGGCGCCCGGTGAAATCGCCCACGTGTACGGGGCGCCAATCGCTCCACTCGGAATCATCCACCTCGGCAATCGGGTCAATCTCGGCCATCGTGGGCCACGCGGCAATAAAGGTCATGGCCTGCGCGCAGCGCACCTCAACCCACGCGTCCCATTGATCGGCCCGCGCGCGGGCGAGGTACGGCACCTGTGACAGCGTGGGCCACGAGGACATGTAATCGTCCTGCGTGTCACCGTGCGCGCGAATCTTGGAGCTAATGCGCGCCTCGTACACTTGCCCGAGGTCGACCAATTCTTCGCAGTAGTACGTACCCTCGGGCGGGATTTGCCCCATGGCCCCGGTCATCCCCATCGATGCGCCGTACGTTTGCGTATTGACGTGCTGGCCGTTCCACGCGGGGGATTCTTCGGCATCGTTGACCGTCTCCACCGCGTTGATATTGGGCAGTTCCGCAATTGTGGTGCGCTGGTAGGCGATGCCCGATTCGTTGCCGCTCGTGTCGTATGCCCGGATCATGTATGTGCCCGTGCGGGCGCCCGTTACCATGTGGGTCGTATTCCACGAAATCTTAGCCACCACCTGAGAGGCATTCCACGCGGGCTGTAGCGTCTCGGGCGTGTAGCGGATGAGGAAGTAATCAATGTCTTCCTCGTCAGGCGTGCGCCAAAAGCATTGGACGGTCATGTCCTGCACATTGACCGCAAAGTCCTGTGGCGTGGCCGGGGGCGTGCGATCCGGGGCCGGGTTGATGTACCCGAGGCCCGCCACACCGATGAGGCCAGACGGGCCGATAGGCGTTACGGTGAGCGCGAGGGGAATATCCCACTTGCGCGGATTCGCCAGCGCGTCGAGTTCCCATGTCGCCGTAAGGAAAGCCGTTTCCGGCAGGACCACCACCTCCCCGTCGCCATACTTCACGACCAGCCTATGGTGATCGAGGTACGAGCCCACGGTTTGCCACGTGGCCGTAAAGACGATGTACGGGCGCCGGTCGCGGTAAACAATACGCTGCGTGATTTGAACATTCGAAGTTACGAGATCGGTGGCCCCGATCATGTCGTCACCAAACCCCGGGGTCCATGGCGGCAACGCCCCTATATCGGCCGTGTACACGCCCGGGTCGTACTTGCATAGCGTGAGTTCCGCAGTAAGGTCAGCAGCGGGCGTGATGCGCGTAACTAGATAGGGCTGTGTCACGCGGGAAATCTTGCCTAACACCATGAGGTCGTCGGGCTGAATGCCGGCCGCGTTGTCGATCAGGAACGTATTTGGCAGATCGGGGGGCACGTACGTCACCGTGCCGCTTCGCGTGGTGCCATCGGAGAGGCGCACGAGGTAGCCCGTAGGCGCCACCGAGAGGGCCGCCGCTACCACTACTTGCCCCGTGCTCGCGTTGGCGCTCACCACGCGCGCCGGGTAGCCGCCCACGTTGGGCACATCGTGTGCCACATAAACGAGGTCGCCCCGCTGACACGCGAGGTTTTCCACATCCATCGTTACGCTAAACGTCTCACTACGCAGAATGCCCTGCGCCAGCATGTAGCGGCCATACGCCCACGCGTGCGGGTAGTCGGTAATGCCGTAGGTATCGAGGTCTTCGAAGCGCGTAGCGTTCGATTCGTTGTACCCGTCCGCGTAACAAAGAATCTGCGACTTTTGCCAGTTGTTATCCGGGTCAATGAACGTTACGCGCAGCGCGTGCGGGTAATCCATAAATTGCCGCGTGCCGCCGAAGTTCCACGAGTTCAAAGGCGTAATGACTTGCTTCGGGACCGACTGTTCCTCATCGATCAGCACGCCATACTTTCCGCTCGTGGTCATCATGAGCGAGGCGCGGCACGTGGTGAGAATCGAATCAACGAGCGTCTTAACCGTAGTAGCCCCGTCGACCACAATGTCGCACGTAAAGCGCGGCATCGTGACTGATACCCCGTTGACGTTCCACGTGCGGGGCGTATCGCAGATCGTGGCAAGGCGAAGCCACGAGGGCCAGTCAATTTGCCACACATCGAGAGGCCGAGGGTTCGCCGCGCCCGTGAGCACGTCGAGCGCGATCCATACCGGGTTACGCGTGTTACCCGAGGTGAAATTCACACCGTCGGTCGTCATGCGCAAGTCTGACCAGACGATGGCGTTGAGGGTTTGGATTACGCCGGAAAGTTGTTCCGATGCCTCGACCGAAATCTCGATCATGGTGTGAGCATTCGACAGCTTGAGCACCGGCCCCGGAATGAAACTCTTGAGCATGGTAAGAACCGCGTCATCGGCGGTGCGGGTATCGGTGGCAACAGGCGACGTGCGCGTGAGGCGCATCTCAAACGTGCCTTGATAGCCGAAGTTCTGCGAGATCGCCACCGAGAAAGGCGCGACCTGATTCCCGTAAATGTCGATATACCAATCAAGCCACAAATACGGGTCGTGCCCGTAGTAGGCGCCTACCTGTGTGAAGTAGGCCCACACGCTCGATTGCCAGTTTGGCGGGGCACTGCCCGGGTAACGTTGCTGATAGCGCACGGGCTCAAAGGCACCGTACGGGTCGCGCCATTCAATGATCCAATCCCCGCCCGGCTCGGGGTTCTGCGCGTCGTGCGTGCCGTTGGGCCGGGCGCCCACCGAGTACAGCCATTGCGGCGTGGTGCCCGGATCGTACGCGCGCCACTCGCCATTGCCACCGTATGCGGGATTGAGCCGCACCTCGATTCGGTTCCCGATAACGCCGTAAATCTGCACACCGGGGGCGCCCGCGATGTTGGGCACAGACAGTTGATACCAAGTGCTTGAGTTCACATCGCGCACTTCAAACTTGAAATATGCGTGCTGTGTCTGAATATTGCCCTGCGTGTCAATCGTGTACAGGCCGCGCGGGAACGTGAGCGTCGCCTCGATGGCTACCGCGTTGGGCTTCGAGCGGATGACTGTCGGTTCCCCTTGTTGCAGCGAGATTTGATACTGGTCGTACCCGGCCTGCCGTGTCACGAGTTCCGGGCCATTCGGCAACGTGGTGCCTTGGTGTACGCGCACGTCTGGCCCGTACTCGTACAGATCGACGTCGCCCACACGGAACCCGCTTTCGAAGTTCAGGCCGCCGATACCGAAATCGTAGATCGCCTGAAAGCGCGACGAGCGACCGATGTTCGTGATGATCGGATTCGACGCGAGAACAGGAAAAACTTTGTAGCGCCCGTACACGCGCAGCACGGCGCCGTACGGGCGCGCTTGGTTGCTTTGCCCGGTGATGAAGTAGGAATTGTCAGCAGCCGATGAATTGGAATTGAGCCCGCTACTAATCGAGGGGGGCGGGATCATGGCGTTAATCGCCATCGTGCCAAGCATGGTGATTCCTGCCGCGATCCCGTAGGCCGCCGCCGCTTGCATGCCGGATAGCGCGGCCATTGTGCCCGCCTGCGCGCCAACAAGTACCGGGGCCACGTACCACGCAACGATGGCGACAACGATAGTCAGGATCGTCCCGAGAATTTGCTTACCGCCCCCCCGTCCCTGAGGCACTGCACAGAGCAAGAGGGATTCGCCCTCGCGCACGCGCACGCCGTTCCAGTCTTTGACGATGAGGCCATTACAAAAAACAATGACCGTCTCGCGCAATTCGGCCTCGGGTACGGCGCGCTCCACCACCTCGGCCACGGTGAGCCCGGCCGGCAGTTGCACCAGATCGCGCCCCGAGGGCGTCAGGATTCGAGCGTCCATCGATAGCAGCCGATAAGGCGGTTAGTCCAATCGAGATCATTGAGACTCTCGACCGTGGCGTTGCGGCCCGGCAGAGAGTGAAGGAACAGGCCGCCTACCAGCACGAGCCCGCAATGCGTGGGCAGGCCCTTGATACGAAAGACGGCCACATCACCGAGGGCTGGCCGCTCGACCTGGACCCACCGCCCACCGGGCCGCGTGGCGCCCTCGATCAAGCCGGGCGCGGCTTCGAGCAAATCGGTTTCACTGTAAAAATATTCAGGCAGTTCGACGCGCAGTTGCTCGCGCGCGAACATAAGGCAGATGCCCCAGCAGTCAGCCCCGGCCGCGCTGCGCCCGCGCTCTTTGTAAGGGATGCCCACATAGCGGGCCACGTTGAGCGCCATCATCGAAACAGCCCCGGGAAGTGCGTCGGGTCGTAGTTCTCATCGGGGAACCCGAGCGACAGCACGTTATTTACTTCGAGTTGGCCCGTGATCGTGAGCGCGTCATAGTTGACGTTGCGCAGCTTGAGGAAATCGAGCCGCTTCTCGACCACGTCCGGGTACGCGCTCGTCACGAGTTCAACAACGATCTCCGGGGGCGTGGCAAGCGCCCGGATGTACTCGACGATTTCGCCTGAGATGTTGTCAATGGAAAGCGCGGCCGTAGGCAGCGACTCGCCATCGTCAGCAGGCAGCACGAGCCCGAATGCATAGGGTTGATACGTGATGCCGCGCGAGACGAAAGGCTCGTTGTTATTGACGAGGTAGAGGGGCGGATAACCGGGCTCGGTGATCGTGAGCAAAAACAGCCACGCAAAGGGCGAGGCCGATTGCTGCGAGATAGGGCGATTCTGCGGAGTGAGTGGCATTAGGGCGCCCCCGCATAGAGCCACTCGGGCAGTTGTTCGAGCTTCACGTCAGCGCGAAACGCTTTCTTGTCCACCCACTCAATCGTCGGCGCCTCGGTAAAGCGCATGGCGAGTTCTTTGCCGTCACGGGGCCGCTTAAAGTAGGTCGGCAATACCCCTGCTTGGCAATCGACAAGGAACCATTTCATAAACACGTCGTAATACTTCGCTTCGAGTGTCACCGATCCGGTTACGTTGAAAACCGAGCCAGTCACGCGGCGGCGCACCTTCACCGTTTGAAAATCGGTTTGCGTGCGCAACACCTGTGGGCTGTGTTGCTCGGTCCAAGTTTGCAAGCACCCGTCGAGTTCTGCGGGGCGTGGGACGATGGTTGCCATGTCTACACCGCCTGTCGTGAGACGCCGTAGTTCTGGCGCATTTGCCGGTCCATCTCCCCGGAATCAAACATGCCCTTAACTTGGCGCTTGATGTAAATGTCGATTTGCTTTGAGCCGTCCGAGTTGTCACGCGCGGTCGTTTCTACTGTCGTGTTTTGCGCATCGGAGTTGTAAACGTTGATGACCGTAGGCGATGCCTTGACGCCAAGATCGCCGTTTGTGTGCCGCGTAAGCGGGACGATTGCTTCGGTGCCCGCTTCACCAGCGAGGCCCACCGCGCCGCGCGCCATCGGGAAAATCGTCGGGCGCGTGATAAGGCCGCCGCGCGCAAAGGGCACAAGTTGCCCGTTGGCGAATACGTTGCCGTGCGCGCTCGAAACCGTACTCGTGTCACCGGCCCCGCCCCATTTGATATTGGCAAGGGCTTTGATGAATTGTTGAAACAGCGTCGAGAGCAGCAATTTTGCGATGCTCTTGAGCATGCTTTCGACCATGTCCCCGAACGATTTTGAAATGTCGCCCGTGCCCTCGACCAGCTTGTCCGCGAAGTCATCAATAAAACGGTTGCCGGCCTGCGAGGCGCTATCGGATAGCGTCTCGAAAAAGGTTTTCGTTTTCGCGTTGGCGTCGTCCAGCTTCGGCCCCGCCTTGACGAGCCCCTCGTACAGTTCGTCAAACACGTCCGAGCTAATGCCACCGGCCTCGGGGCCTTTGGACAGCAGATCGAACAGGATTTCGAGCTTCGGCGCGACTTGCTGTGCGGCCTCTTGGGTCTTCACGGCAGACTGGCGGAATGCTTCGAGGGGATCGAGGGAAGCCGCGAGTTCGTCAATCTGAGCTTTCAGCGTCTTGGCGAAAGTGGTTTCGCCCTGCCCGGCCTTATTGAGTTCATCGAGGGTCTTTTTGAAGTAGGCCAGCTTCACGCCCGCGTCGTCCGTCTTCACCGCCGCGTTGAAAATGTCCCGGTCCCATTGTTCAAAGATCGTCAACGATTCCGCCAACGACTTGTTCATTTCCTTGGTGGCCTTGGCGGCCTTGGCGGCAGCATCCGCAATCGTGTTGATGCGCGGCGCGCGCTCTTTGCCCGCGTCCTTATTCAGTTCGGCATTCGTTTGCCGGATCGTTTCTTGAAACTTGGTTTCGTCCGCCCGGATTTTTTCAATGGCGTAGCGATGTTCGCTACCGATTGCCTTGGTGCGGTTCTGCGCTTCTTGAAAGATCGTGCCGAGGTTGCCGAAGTTCGACGTCGAGATCGCGGCCAGCGATTTCACAAGGGCGTCAGTCCAAACCCCTGCGAGTTTGATGAGCGCGACAACCCCTTGAAACCACTTCGACAGATCGACCACTTCCGCCCGCACGGCGAGCATGAATTTTTGCCAGAGGGAAAACTCGCCGCCCGTCTGTTCCCCCGACTTGCGAATGTCCCCAATGATTCCGTTGATCGCATCGAGGGCGCGCAAGAGTTCCTGCGAGATGCCCGTCCACTTGTCGAATTGCGCAAGTACCTGCGTAATATTCGACATGAGGGTGTTGAAACCCTGCGAGAGCGTGCGCGGCAGCTTTTCGAAATTCTCGCTAATGCTTTTCGTGGCATTGAGCAAGGCGTTTGCCATCACGTCGGCCGTGATCTTGCCTTGCGAGCCGAGTTCTTTGAGGGCGCCAGTGCTTACGCCGAGTTCCTTTGCAATGACTTGCGCCACGGCCGGCACGCGTTCAAGGATAGAGCGCAGTTCGTCGCCTTGGAGCTTGCCCGAGGCCAGCGCCTGCGTGTACTGCACCAGCGCGCCGGTGACGTCTTCCATCGAGGCGCCGCTCACGC